TGATATTTATTACTAGATAAAAATAATATAAATGGCCGAAACACTTATTAGCCCAGGAGTTTTCTTAAATGAAAACGATTTATCCCAATTAACAGAAGGACCTATTGCAGCCGGTGCAGCATTGTTAGGACCAACAGTAACCGGACCTGTAAATATTCCTACAGTAGTAACTACATATTCTCAATACAAAGCTATTTTTGGATCTGCATTTGTATCTGGTGGAAGTAATTATGAATACTTAACAAGTATTGCAGCATTAAACTATTTTGAACAAGGTGGAGATTCACTTTTAGTTACAAGAATAGCTTCTGGATCTTATACCAAAGCAACTGCTAGTATTGCTACAAGTACTGGAAGTGTTATTGCGTTTACTTTGGAGACATTAACTCCAGGAGTTGTAATGAATAATTACTACCAGGTATCATCTTCAGCCTTAACTTCAGGATCTGCTAGTAATATTAGATGGGAAATAACAGCAGCTAATAGTGCTTCTGGATTATTTAATCTTGTAATACGTCGTGGAGATGACGTAGAAAATAGTAAAACTATTCTTGAAACTTGGAACAATCTTTCATTAGATCCAAATCAAAACAATTATATTGCATACATAATTGGAGACCAAACCCAAAATATAAAAATAGACTCTAATGGTAACGCGTATATACAAATATCAGGATCTTATGCAAATAAATCTAAATATGTAAGAGTATCATCTGTTAATAGTCCTACCCCTGGATATTTTAATCAATCTGGAGTTGCTCAAAACCAATTTACAAGTTCAATACCTTCAATAGGATCTGGTTCTGTAGGTGGTACATTTAGTGGTGCAGCTGGAGACTTATACGGATGTTATAGTAGCGGAGCTTTAAATATGTTTGAAGCAATTCCTACATCTAATTCAGTATCAGGAACAGTAGCTACAAATATCCAAGGTGTATTTGCATCAGATTATGCTACGGCAATTAATTTATTGACAAATAAAGAAAGCTACGCTATAAATGTATTGTATGCCCCAGGTTTAACTAGTCAGAATGCAAATACAACTATAAATTCTATAGTATCACTAGCTCAAGATCGTGGAGATTGTATAGCTGTTGTAGATATGGTTGCTTATGGACAAAATATATCAACTGTAACAACACAAGCGGTTAGTTATGATAGTTCATATGCTGCTACATATTGGCCATGGTTACAAATAAAAAGCAGAGAAACAGGTAAATTGAATTTTGTTCCTGCTTCTACTTTAGTACCAGCTGTATATGAATATAATGATAAAGTATCTGCCGAATGGTTTGCACCTGCAGGTCTTAATAGAGGATCTTTGTCAACAGTATTACAACCTGAAAGAAAGCTTAATGTAGCTGATAGAAATACTTTGTATCAATCTAAAGTAAATCCTATCGCATCATTTGCAGGAGTTGGAACTGTAATATATGGACAAAAGACTCTTCAACAAAAACCTTCTGCTCTTGATAGGGTTAACGTAAGGCGTTTGTTGATTGCACTTAAGTCATACATTGGTCAAATTGGCGAAACTATCTTATTCGAGCCTAATACTCAAGTAACTAGAAATAAATTCTTAAGTCAAGTTAATCCTTATTTGGAATCAGTACAACAAATACAAGGTCTTTATGCGTTCCAAGTAGTGATGGATGAGACCAATAATACACCAGATGTAATTGATCGCAACCAATTAGTTGGTACAATTTATATCCAGCCAACAAGAACTGCTGAATTCATTCAACTTGATTTTAACATTCTTCCAACTGGGGCTACATTCGGTCAATAATATAAATAAAAATTAAGATGAACGATAATACAGTATTAAGAATTAAAGTACCTGCACACTTATATGAGAGTGTAAAAAAGCAATTGACGTTAAAGGAGAATAAAAAGCCTCTCAAAGAAGAAATTTCTGGAACTGAAGAAGAACTTAAAGACTTTTATTTAAAAGTTAAGCAAATTGAAGCTGAAGGAACAGACTTAGACTCAGCAATTCAACATGCAATGTTTGATATAAATAATCCAGATGATGCTAAAGAATTGTCTTCGATGTCTTCTATATATGAGGCAAAAGGTAATACAAAAGCCCCTAAAGGTTGGACTGTTGTAAAAGAAAAAAAAGCTCCTGTAGATGGAATGAAACAAGTTGAAGAAGATAAAAATAATTTATCAGCGGCTCCTGTATCAGCTCCTAAAAGTGGTGGTTCAGAATTAGATAAAAAAATAGAAAAGGCTGTAAATTCTGGAGCAGTACTATCTGCAATTAAAATTTTAAATAGTACAATTACAGATAGAAAAAGTTATGTGGCTGTAATAAAAGCATTAATGGCAAAACTAAAAACAGGAGAAGGTACAGGATTTAGTAATTCAGTAGATTCTAATCCTTCAACACAAAGAGTACAACAAAATTTAGACAGTTTAGGAGGAATATCCAAACAAAAAGCTTAAATAAATAATTAAGTTATCGAATATTTATAAGTAAGAATAAAACTTAATATACAATGCCAGTATTGGATCCAAATGACATAATGTTCACAGCGTTTGAACCTATAGTATCAAATAGATTTATCATGTATGTAGATGGTATTCCATCTTATATGATTAAAAAAGCAGACGCTCCTGGTGTAACATTGGGAGAAATTAAGATAGATCATATGAATGTCTACCGTAAAATCAAAGGTAAGGCAGAATGGAAAGACATTAATCTATCTTTATATAACCCAATATCCCCTTCAGGACAACAAGCAATTATGGAATGGGTTCGTCTTCACCATGAATCTGTAACTGGTAGAGACGGTTACTCTGACTTCTACAAAAAAGATGTTAGTTTGTCTATAGTAGGTCCTGTTGGAGATATCGTTAGTGAGTGGATTATTAAAGGAGCTTTTATTAAAGAAACAAGCTTTGGAACTTATGATTGGTCTACTTCTGATCCAACTGAATTAACTATCTCAATAGGAATGGATTATGCGGTCCTAAATTACTAATACTATAAAAAGCACTTAATAAAGAGCCCCTTACTAGGGGCTTTTTTTATTTTATAAAATTAATTATTCATATATTTATATATAAAAGAATAATTTATGTCTGAACAAAAGTTTACAGTACCAACAGAAGTTATAGATCTACCTTCAAAAGGCCTTATTTATCCAAAAGAAAATCCATTGTCAGAAGGTAAAATTGAAATGAAGTATATGACAGCAAGAGAAGAAGACATTCTCACTAATGTAAATTTACTTCGTCAAGGAATTGCAATTGAAAAAATGTTAAAATCACTAATTAAGTCTGATATTAATTATGATGATCTAACTATAGGAGATAGAAATGGTCTTTTAATTGCAGCAAGAATTTTAGCATACGGTAAAGATTATTCTTTTAAATACACTAATCCAGAAACAAATGAAGATGAAACTATTACATGTGATCTTCAAAATCTTAAATATAAAGAAATAGATTTTTCTTTACTTGATTATAAAAATGAATTTGAATTTGAATTACCTCATTCAAAAAATAAAGTTACATTTAAAATATTAAGTGTTTCTGATGATAAAAAAATAGATGAAGAAATAAAAGGCCTAAAAAAAGCTTTAGGTCAAGAAGTAGGAATTTTATCTACAAGACTAAAATACCAAATTACTTCTGTTAATGGAGATTATTCAATAAAAACAATTAGGGAGTTTATTGATAAAGGATATTTACTCTCTATGGATTCACTTAAGTTGCGTAAGTATATGGAATCTGTAACTCCTGATATTAATACAAATATTACAATTACACTAAAAGATGGTCAGGAGGTATCTATAGGTCTTCCAATGACGGCCGAATTCTTTTTTCCCGGGATCTGATTATAGACCTATTTTTATGTCGGAAGTATTTGAACTCACCTATCATGGAGGTGGTGGGTTCACTTATTCTGAGGTATGGAATATGGATATTCCTAAACGTAGATTTAATCTTAAAAAGATAAATGAACATCTTGAAAAGATTGAAGAATTGCGTAATGATCAAAATAATAAAATAACAGAAAAAACAGATCCCAATAAAATAAAAGTACCAGAATTTGTAAAGCCTAAAGAAGAACCCACATTTGTTTCTAAAGTAAAAACAAAAAAGTAAATATTTATTCGTAGGTAATACAAATAAATGATACAAGATCAATTAGATATAGGAAAAGAATTAGAATCGTCTATACGGGAATATAGAAGAAATTTAGGAAACTCTAATCAAGAATTAAATAAGTCTATAAATCTTTTATCACAAATAAATGATTTAAGAGATACATCTATTGCTAAAGTTAAGGCTCTTAATAAAGAATCTATTAATACTAGAGAAATTCAAAAAGAATATAAAAAAGCAAGAGAAAAAGAAGAATTAACTCTTACTAAATTAGATAGATTATCATCAACTATAGGAGCGACAGAAAAACAAGAAGCAGACGATTATGTAAAAAATTTAGGTCTAAGAGCAAAAAAAGAAGAAGAAATAAGAAGAGCTAGGTTACAAGGAAATACAACTCAATATGCTGCTTTAAGTAGAGAATTGCAAATTTTAGAACACGCTATTGATTATGGAGATAAATATTTTACTATAGAACAAATGCAGTATGCAGCTGCTTTACAATCTAATAAAGTTGCAGAAGAAAATGTAAATTTTTTAAAAGAAGAATTAGAATTAGAAAAAGAACTTCGATCAGAAGTAGGATTTACAGGATTGGCTTTAGGAAAAATATCTGAGAAATTAGGATTTGGTACTAAGGCATATGAAAGAATGGTTGAAAAAGCTAGAGATCTTAAAGATGAAAATGAAAAAATTTCATTTGGAGATAAATTAAAAGCTGTAACTTCAACAATAGGAGAGATTATTTCTGAAACATTTAAGGATCCTTTATTGCTTGCTGCAGCATTAGTTGGCGCATATAAACTTGTTGAAAAAGGTCTTACTATGGTAGGTAATGCTGCTGCAAAAGCAGGTAATTTACTAGCAGGTATGAGTGAAGACTCTTCAAATATAGTTAGAGGATTAGTTAGTAATGTTTCTAATTTAGCAAGAAATATACCATTAATAGGAGGATTAGTAGGTGGATTAATAGACGGTTTTGCAGCAGTATTAGATCTTGTTATTGGAGTAGATAATATGATTGTCAAAACAGGAAGACAATTAAATTTATCTGCTGAAGCTGCTAGAGGTTTATATAGGCAATTTGCAAGTATGTCTCAAGCCTCAGGAGACGTATATATGAATGGTAAAAAATACCTAGAGTCTCAATTAGAATTATCTAAACAACTAGGTATTACAAATATACTAAACCAGGAAATATTAAAAACCAATGTTCAATTAAGAGATTTTGCAGGTTTAGAATTAGACACAAGAGCAAAAATAGTAGAGTCTGCAAAAATTACAGGTAAAACTTCTCAAGATACAGTTAAATCTGTACTTTCTCAAGTAGTAGGATTAAGAAGGGCTACAGGAGTGAGTTTTCAATATCAACAAGTATTAAAAGAAGTATCAAGTCTTGGAGGATATTTAGGACTGCAATTTGCAAAATATCCTAAAGAATTAACTAAGACATATCTTGCTACAAAAACTCTAGGTTTAGAGTTAAAGCAATTAGATGGAATGGCTAGTTCTTTTTTAGATTTTGAATCATCTATATCAAAAGAATTTGAAGCTCAATTATTAACAGGAAAAGATATTAATTTAAATAAAGCTAGAGAATTATTTTTAAATAACGATCTAGCAGGAGCCGCAGCAGAAATTGCAAAATATACAGGAGATGCTGCTGGTTATTCTAAAATGAATAGAATACAGCAAGATTCATTTGCTGAGGCTTTAGGTATGTCTAGAGATCAAATGGCTGACATGCTTAAGCAACAAGAATTATATTCTAAATTTCAAGTTAAAAATAGAGAAGATCTATTAAAACAAGTTGATCTATTAAGAAAGTCAGGAAACGCTCAAGAAGCTATAAATAAAGCAGGATCAGTAGCAGCATATAATGATTTAGTAAGAGCTTCTGCTCAAGAAAAACTTGCAATGTTTATAGAAAAAATAAAACAATCAATAGTAGAGTTTATAGAAAATACTAACTTTATAGAAAAAGTAGAAAAGTTTATAAACATGCTTTCTAATCCAGACACAATTAAAGGAATTTTAGGAAAGATAAGAGACGTCATATCTACTTTTATAGAAATAGTAGGAGAAGTTCTAGCAGACGTTATAGAAGTAGGTGGGGAAATAGCTAACTTTTTTACATTTGGAAAAAAAGGAGATGAAAGAGAAGCAAAAGCATATGAATTTGCGGCAAAAGTAAGAGAAGGATCTCTTGAAATGTCAAAAAGAGTAGCAGGATTTGGAGTAGAAAATAAACCAGTTTCTGTAGGAGAAAATGCTGCAAAGGAAAAGGCTGGGGTTAATAAAAATGTATCTGAAGATAATATGAAAATGGCATAACCTACTGTAATTAATAATACAACAGTAATGGTAAAACCAGTAGACGGACAAGCATTAGTTAGTACTACTAGTGAGTATAGTTATAATGATATAAATACTGGAGTTATGGCTGGTCAACAATCAGGAAGATCATCATTTGCAACTACTACTCAACAACGAACTCAAATGAGTTAAAATTTAATATAAATGCCACTAATAGATTTAAAAACTAATTTAAAAAATATAAAGTATTCTAAAGATAGATTAAACGGAGGATATTCAAATCAACCGTATATCAGAACTAGAATACCTGGAGTTTTAAATAGTGGAGCTAATGTAGATCCTATTTTTATTTTAGGAGCAGATAGTTATTTAGACTATCCTATTAGAGGAGGTGCATTAACTTTTGATGTAGGAAATAGTACTTATACTTTATCTAACCAAATAGATAAATCAAGAATAAAAAAATTTTTTGAAGATAAACCAAGAGGGTCAGCCTTTATACAAAAACAAATAGGATTGCAATTATCTAATCCTAAAATAGAAACTGGAAATACTCTTTTTGGATTAGGACAAGGAACTCCATTACCTGGATTATTAGAAAATACTAGAGTTTATAATAAAGGTATTAATACATTAGCTCAAGTTGGAGTACAAGGAACTGGAGCTCATGCTATTAGACATGGTATGATGCCATTTAATCCATGGCAAAAAAATTACTATGCTATAGTCAATCAGCAGAATGTAATGAATTTCTCAGAAAATAATAGGTTATTAATATTGACTAAACTTAAAATGACATCTAGAGGAGATACAATAACTAGTGTACAAAATGTCTCTAATATTAATACTGTAAATAGTTTAGGTATTTCTTTAAATAAAAATATATTATTTCAATATTTAGGTGGTCCTGGATCTGTTTATGGAATAGGAAATACGACTATTAATAGAGTAGTTGATACTACTACACTAAAGTCTAGAAATGCAATGGTTTATGATGAATTAATGGCGCAAAAAAGTAATTTTGGAAATTCAAATCCAAAATTAGTAGACTTTAGGAACACTACTGTAGTTGATGGATGGACTAATTCTCCTCTTCAAATAGATAATAGATTTTATACTGCAACTGGAAAATATAAAGATAAATTAAATCAATTATATCCAATTATATTTAATAGTAATGATAATCCATGGGATAAAGAAAAAGATTCAGATGATCTAATTAAATTTGCTTTCGAAGCAGTTTCTAATGATAATCCAGATGTTTCTACTGCTTTATTTTTTAGAGCTTTTTTAACATCTGGAATAACAGATAATAATTCATCTGGGTTAAATTCTTTTAAGTATATGGGTCGTGGAGAAGACTTTTTTACTTATCAAGGATTTAGTAGAACAATATCATTTGCATTTAGAGTTGTTGCAGGATCAAAAGAAGAATTAAGGCCTATGTATAATAGGCTAAATAATTTATTAAGTCAAGTTTATCCTGATTATAGCGATTCTGGTATTATGAGAGCGCCTTTAGTAAAATTAACTATAGGAGATTATATATTTAGAACTCCTGGATTTTTAGAAAATGTTAA